ACAATCCAAGCCATCTATCCGTCGCTCCTCGGCAGCGATGATCCAATACCGGGCATTGCCCATGTAGTCCTGGGAAGATGATGGGGCAGGGTTGTTCTCAAGCTCCTGATCGTCGGATGTCATGGCTCTACCTCCTTCGGTGATGTAACGCTAGGCGTCGTCATGTATTCGCACCTACATCCGGTTGGCCGCCCTCTCAAGAGCTTTTGGTCGCCCGGTGACTTCCCCGGAGGCGAACTTAATCGGCTAAGTGCTTCGTATCTGCCTTCGCGTCTATTTACCAGACTCCCACTCCCGGACCCGGCGCCGCGTAGCACATCGCCAGGGCGTCGGCATCGTCGGGACTCCCGCCCGTTGACCGTTTCTTAAAGTCGTCCTTGCTCTCCAGCTTGATGCGCCGGTCTCCCTGGACGGTGTACCGCCGCGCCGAAAGCTGGGCGATCACCGCCGGGTTGTCATCGATGTCTATCATGCCGTCTCTGAAAGCCTGACCCAACTCTAGCCAAGCCTCGGCGATGGCGTTGACGTACCTGTCCGCCCTTCTGGCCTTCTCCCCGCCGTTGAAGGGGACGATCCTAACTCGTCCCCCAGCCACCCCTTCCTCGTTCAGCCGGTCGGTGACTCCACCTCCGACGCCGGTGTCGTCCACGATTATCTGGCCCACCTCCGGGTCGTCCTCGGCCATCATCTTGAGCCGACCGGCGACCTGTTGGGTGTCCCGGCCTTGGGACTTCCAGACCAGTCGGCAGACGTTCCCTTGCCGGCGGTAGACCACCGTCTTGTCGGCCCCAAACCTGGCAACGTCACAAGCCAGCGTGGCCTCGCCCTCCGGTTCCAGTTGCCGCTCGACCGCGTCCATCAGGAGAGACCGCGGGACGATGGCGTCCTCCAGATTGTCAGGGAAGCGGCCCAGGACTGAGGCGATGTATAGGGCCGATTCCTCTCCCCATTCCTTGCGCCGCTCCTCGATCTGTTGGGCGGTGACCATTCCAGGAATTACCTCCCGTCCCAATTGGATGTTGGGCGTGTCGGATGCGGCGATCTCGATGGTGTGGTAAAGGTCAGCGCCGCCGTGGAACGCATCGTAGAACTCGCCGGAGCTGGCGAAGGCGTTCCCGGTCAATAACATTCGGGCCGGGTTTAATCTCTTGACGGCGTCGATATGGGATTGCTCGATATTGTGGGCCTCGGTCAGGATGACCAGGAGGTTCGGGCTATGAAAGCCCTGGATGTTGTACTCGTTGTCGGTGGCGAATCCGACCGCATAGTGACGGTCATCCAACTCCCACCGCGCCGTCCGGTACATCTGACCGCCCAGCGGCATCCTCGCCGTGAGGTATGCCGACCTGGCTTCCTTCCACACGATGTCCGAGACCTGGCGATGGGTCGGGCCGAGTACGACGGTGATGGCGGGATAACGGGTCGCCATCCACCAGAGCATCACCCTGGCACTCTGCCAGTCCTTGCCCGTCCCGTTGGCGCCGACGACCGCGACCCGGTTATGGTCCCTGACCGCCCTCGCCATCTGGAGTTGTTTGTCATAAACGCTGGCGCAACCGAGAACGGATTCCCAGAAGTAGTCCGGGTCGGCTTTGGCGCGGTCAACGAGAAAGCGTTTCTCGGCCTGGGATAGCGTTGTCACGTTTTTCTTGACCCGTTATGGACGGTCAGCCGCGGTTTGGATTTCGGCCCGGTCACCCGTATCTTGCACCCACATTCGGGACACCGTGTCCATCTGGATGTCCTACCAGGGACAGGGGTACTTTCTATCTGACCACCTATAACCCGGAAGTGTTGGCCTTCCTGGACTTCGATCTCGCCGGTTACGGGAGACCCGCCAGCGATACACAAAACCCGGAGGTGGCCCCGCTTGTCATAGCTCTCGACCGTCCGCCCTTTCTTAGTTTTCCACGGCCAGATCAGTCCCAGCATTCGCGACCTCACATTCTCCCTCCACTACCTGGCCGGCGCCGTCCATCGCCTCCCGGAGGAGGTCCGCAAAGGTGACGCCGCCTACCATGACGTTCTGTTGCTGGAGTTGGATCAAAGGCTTCTCAGGTATTAACCCGCCAATGGTGTCCAGGCGCCGGAGGATGTCCAATACCATCTGGGTCGCCTTGGCCGCTCTCTCATCATCGGGGCCGGTTGCCTGACTCCACCAGCGGAGGAGGAGCCGCTCGTAGCGGGACCGCTGGAGGTTGTACTCTTGTTGGACGGCTTCCTTGTCGTCCCGGCGTACCTCGGATAGACGGCGGTGGATGTCGTTGTGGACTTGGGTTTTAGAGACTCCGACCTGTTCCGCGATGGCGGTCTCGGTCGCCCCGGCCATCTTCATCTGGAGGACTTGGGAGCGTCGATTCTCTGCCGCCAAAGCCTTGCCGTTATTCAAAGCCACGACTCAGTCACTCCACCAACTTCGGCTCAAGTCCCATGCCGGACATCCGCTCCAGGGTCACCGCGACATACTTCGGCTCGATCTCCATCCCGTAGCAGATGCGGCCCAATTGCTCGGCGGCAACCATCGTCGTCCCGGAGCCGAGGAATGGGTCAATAATCGGCCCCTCCTTCCCCCAATTGTCGATAATCTCTTTGATTAAGGAAATGGGTTTTTGAGTCGGATGGAATCGTGATTCCCTTGGATCATGCGCCGTATAACCGCACCACATATGCCGCAATATTCGCTGTTGATGGCCGACGCGACTCCAGATTAATTCAAAACTTGATCCGAGTGCGGCATCATTAGCTTCAACCCGTTTGTCCCAAACCAGCCATGATCCATCTGCATCATCCGATGATAATGTTTGCCGGTAATAGTTCGCGCCAAACCAGAATTGTTCTTGGATGTAGTGAAGTGTTAAGGCGACTCTTGACGCATCAAAGGGCCGTTCATCCCCGGTAATGCGATCATATTTCCTGGAATGGATTAAATCATTGGGCATTTGTGTATAGTCAGTATCCAACGCAATACCATAAGGCGGGTCGGTCACCATCAAAGGCGGACTCGCCCCATTCAGAGTTTCGGCCACATCCTCCGGACTTGTACAATCCCCGCACATCAGCCGGTGCCGTCCGACCTCCCAGACTTGGCCCCGCTCGGTCTGCCACTTCTCCCGCAACTCGTCGGCCCGGTCTATCTGTGGGCCTGGGTCGTCCACCGGCTGGGTCAAGTCCGGCATCGGGAGCCGTTCCCCGTTGGCGACGGCCTCCAGCATATCGTTGACCGCTTTGGACTCGAACTGGGTGTCGCGTAATAGGTGGAGGAGTTGGTCTTGGTCGGCGTGGGCCATCATCGCCAGCGGGTCGTAAGTGAGAAGCATCTTGTCCGCTTCTTCCTCGGTTACGTCCACGATCAAGACCGGGACGACTTGGTCGCCCATGACCTCTTGGCGGAGGTGGCCGTCTATCAGCTCCAGGCCGTCGTCGGTCTCCCTGGCGATGACCGCGTCCGCGAAGCCGATGTCCTCCAGGACTCCACGGAGGGCGGCTTCCTGGGACGGTGGATGGCGGCGCCAGTTCTTAGGGTTGGCCCGGAGTTCGGACGCCGGGACTCGGCGGAGTTCCTTGACGCGGTCTTTCATCGTCATATCATTTCGTCCCCGGACGCTTGCCAGGTGCGGTTGGGCGACACCCGGTAAGTCAAGCGCCCGGATCATTCCACCCTGTGACCGGTGAATGTCCACCCGAAGGTGGCGCCGTTATTCTACCACACCGCATAGCCTGGGCGGTCAGAACTACTGCCAGTGGTAGTAAGACGCCCCTATGGGCTTCTCTGAAGCGTCCAGGGCCATATCCGCGGGAGGGTCAGAGCCGGTTATGTAAAGCCCAGCGGGAGGACTTCCTGGGCCAAGCGTTTGACGGCGACCTCACAATACCGTTCTTCAATCTCGATGCCGATGGCCTTGCGCCCCAAGTCCTTCGCCGCCCGGAGGGTCGTTCCGCTGCCCATGAACGGGTCGAGGACGGTATCGCCAGGTAAACGAGTAATCAGCCAGCGCATCGCCTCAAAAGGTTTCGGTGAAGGATGGTCTGGCATCCGTCCTCGGATGGCAATTTCCGTGGCGTCCTGGTCACAACGATAAATGCTCACGCCTTCACGAGCATATACAGCGCAGGCAATCCAATTACCGAAGCCAATCGCTCCCCTTGTCGTGTTATTGATGATCCGGACTGACAACATCCACCGATAGATGTGTCCCTGTACCTCTTGAGGGAGTGATAGCAAGTTGGCTATTCCCGGCATGATACCAAGGGCCATCTCCGCTTTTGCTGCTGCCAGTGGGAGCCATGACCAGTCAACAATGTCCCACTCCGCTTTGCCTGCCCCATAAGGCGGGTCGGTCAGCACCAAGTCCACCGGCTCCAGTGACGGCAGAATCTCCCGGCAGTCGCCGTGGTAAATGGTAATCTGGCCGTCGTCGTAATAAGGCTTCATTCCCGATCCATCGTGTGCGCCCGACCTATCTTGAAGGTCCGCTTGGACTTCTCCCGGACGCAGTCCTGGCACTTGCGGCGGGTCCCTTTGTCCAGGGGCCGGGTGGTGGTCCACCGCTGGAGGTGGCAGACGGGGCATTCCGCCCAGATGTACAGCCGTCCGCCGACCATCCCCAGGTCTCGCGCTCGGCAGATGTCACCGATGTCAGGCATCCTCACCTCTCAATATCCGCTCGATCTCCCCGTCCAGGCCGTCCGGTCTCCAGAGGTAATACTCCACGCCGGAGGATGTCAGGGCATCGCCCCATTCGTCCTGTCCTGGGAGCCAGCGGTTGCCGGACTTGTTCCACCGGCCCTTGGTCAATCGGCCCTTTACCGTCTTGAGTTCCGCGAAGATAACCCGGTGCTGGGTCGGATGCACCATGCGGAGGTCTGGCTCCCCCGGCTCGGACTTCCGGGCGTCATGAGTGAAGCCCACGATCCAGCCGTCCTTCCGGGCCAGGGCGATGACGGTCGCCTGGAAGT